TAGTATTTAATGATGAAACCCAAAATTTTACTTTTGGTACTCATACTCCAGATAGTATTTTTGTAATTAATATAAATAGAGCAAGATATAAACAAAGTCTTACATTAGGATCTTTAAATCTCCATATCTCAGGAACAACTAATGGCTATAATGATCAAACAATAATTCATTTAACAGATGATAGTGTTACAAGTGGTCAAACAGGAGATTCTAATTTAGGTCCTCAATATAATATAGTATCAGGTTCTAATGGAGTTTTATCAGGATCTTTTGTCAATCAGGTAGGAGCAAGTGCTTCTTATGGATTATTTTATCCTAATGCAGGTATTATAATTCTTAATGGGGATGTGTTTAGTGGATCATTAACCCCACAAACAGCTTCAGGAGAATTTGCTAATTATGCTACTACAGGAATTAATACTAACCATCAAAAATTATATAAGCATATATCTTCTTCAAATGGTGCGGGTGCTGGTCACTTTATAGTAGACACAACAGAAGAAATTAGTTCTAAATTTTATTTTGTAAGAGCTAGAAATAATGAATATAATTATAGTAATAATGAATCTTTCAAAGATGGAAATAATAACGTAAGATTTGAAACTATGAAACTTAATCCTAAAGTATTTGTAACTACTGTAGGGTTATATAATAATTCAAACGAATTATTGGCAATAGCTAAATTAAGTCAACCAGTTGCTAAGGATTTTACAAAAGAAGCGCTTATTAGAGTAAAATTAGACTACTAAAATGTCACTTAAATGTCAGTTTACAAAAAGTTCACAGCCCAAGATAAGGCAATAATTCCTTTTAATGCTCATAAGCAATATAATTTTAATTCATCTTCGGCTGCTACTAATCAAGTAATACACTATACTGCAAAACATACTTCTGAATCTATTTCTTTATATAGTTCGGCTAGTTCTGTTTATGGGGGTGACTCTAAAAATGTTATAAAATACAATCAAATAGACCATTTATTCTATAGAGATTATTTAAAAAAATTAGATAGTAAAAAAGATTTTGCTAATCCCCTAAAACAAAGAAGAGATTTATATGAAAAAGTAAATATTCTTTCTATTCCCTCTGGATTATATGGTTTTGAAATTAAACCCTCATCATTTTATTTATCATCTAGTGGTCATAAAATAACAGATGATTCATTAGGTAATTTAATAATTTCAGGTACTAATTTAAATGACTACCCTAATGATGTACAAGAAAATGTATTTAGATTAGACCCTATAAAAGGTTTTGAAAAATATGATTTAACAGTTTATGATGGTTATGCAGAAATTACTTTTGGGGATAATATTGAAGGGCAACACCAAGAAAATTTTAAAAGATTTTATAGAAGAGGTTTACATAGAACGGACGCTTCATCATCTTATAGCACAAAAATAGATCCTACTAAAAAATATATTTTTAAAGATGAAGATGATAGCTATTTTTTCAATGAAATAAAATATAATAGTGTAACTTTTAATACCTCTTCATTAGGTAATATATCAAATAAATTTCCAGCTATACATTTTAATAGTTTAACAGGATCTCATGTAGAAGTCCCCCATAATGAAAAATTTAATTTTAATTCTGATCAGAATTTTGCTATATCATTTTATATAAATCCCCAAAAATTTAATAATCAAAATATAGATTCGGAAAAAAGATACATTATAGCTAAAAGTGGAACCAAAAACATAATAGATAGTGGTTCAAATTTAGCCTACAGAGATTCAGAGCCACAATTTCCTTTTGAAATATATATGCAAAGTGAATCTTTATATTTTGAAAGATCCGATGGCGATGCTAAAATTTCTATTAATAATCCTGTAACCTCAAGTGCAGATGGTATATTAAGGACTTCTCATGTTTTATGTCAAAATTCATCTTCAATTATGCAAATATGGGTTGATGGAAATTTAGTAAAATCAACTACTACTAATTTTAAAAAGTCTACTAAAAATACAGCTAATATGTATATAGGCTCAAAAGGAAAACATAATAGTAATGATAATGGAGGTGGTATTGGAACTTCAGGTATAGGTAGTTCTTTTATAATAGGATCATACCAAGTAGATACAAGAGATAAAGGTAGGTTTTTTAATGGTGATTTAAGTAATATAAATATATGGTCTAGAGTATATAACTCTACCCAAATAGCAAATATATCTGAAAGTATTAATGCATCTCCATATATAGGAAATATATTTTATAAAAGTGGTTTCGCAACTATTACACACCCTAACTTTACAGAAATATTAAATAATGAGGGTATAGGAGATATGTTTATAGGAGATACTTTCTCTGTAGGACCCTTAGGAAATAGTATAGAAAGACTCCAATTTCAGGGAACCCACTTAATATACGAACATGAATACCAGTGTACAATTCAAGAACATGAATTTAATGCTACTACTAATGTTTCAGCTAGAAAAGATAGATCTAGAAAAAATATTTCACTAGAAAACTTTGCTACAGGTTCACTTTTTAAACCATATGTTACTACAATTGGTTTATATAATGAAAAAAATGAATTATTAGTTGTAGGAAAATTAGGCCAACCTATACGTATGTCTGATGAAACGGACACCACTTTTATAGTAAGGTACGATACTTAAAAACTTAGTTATATGTATAAACAAAATATTTATTATGTCAACACAATCTAGAACAACATTAAAAACTTATTTTAATACGGGTGATAAACCCACAGAAGGCCAATTTGAAGATTTAATCGATAGTGGCTTAAATTTAACAGATGGAGGTACTGTAGTAGGAGCTTCTCATTTTTCAGGCTCTTCAGCTATAGTTACAATAACAGAACCTGTAAGAAAAACAAAATTCGACTTAGGAGCACAAGTTTCTTTAGATGCTCAAAGTGATGGTACAGTTTTTTCAGGTGTAGCTGGCGAAGTTAACCAATGGAGATTTAGATGTGGAAATACATTAGCAGTACACGCTATTGGTGATAACCAAACTCTTTTAGCACCCGCAGCTGCTACAAATGGATTAGATGTATCAGGAGACCAAACAGAAAATGATGGTTGGAATTTTAGAGGTAGATCCAATTTATTTGCTGGAGTATTAAATAAAGACCATTTTATAGTAGGAACATCCCCTGCATTTTACGTTAGATGTAAATTTTCAATCGTAGATGTTTCAGGTATTGACGATTTAAGATTAGGATTTGCTAAAGTTGAAGCATTTAATGCTAATCCAGATGCATTAGATGAATTAGCAACAATGGGAGTAATGGCAGGTAGCATTAAAACCCTAACTATTATTAATAATGCTTCTACAGTAACTACAAATTTAACAGCTCCAAGTTCAGGTGATTGGGCAGATGGTGCAACACATACACTTCAAGTTAATGTAAGTGCAACAGGTGTAGTAACTTACTTACTAGATGATACAGTTCCAACAGGTGCATTAGCTTTTTCATTTGATAGTGCAGAAGTAGTAACTCCATTTTGGTTTCATAGACATGATAGTGATGTAGGTGGTGCTATTATATGGCAAGAATTTGAATTTGGTTTACAATAAAATTAATTTAATATAATATTAAAAGACCTTGGATTTCTAAGGTCTTTTTTTTACATTAAAGGTTATGTGGTATTTCTTAGACAAACAAATAGACGAAATTTCTGACCTCCCTGAAGGAGCTTTTGGTTTTATTTATCAAACAACTCACTTACCAACTGGAAAAAGATATATTGGTAAAAAATCTTTAATTTACAATTTAAAGAAAAAATTAGGCAAAAAAGAAAAAGCACTTTGGGAAGGAAAAGGACGACCTCCTATGTACAAACAAGTACAAAAAGAAAGCGATTGGAAAACTTATTATGGTTCACATTCTTTTATTAAAGAAGCAAACAGTGAGGATTTAGAAAGAAAAATACTACAAGTGGCTTTTAATAAAAAAGAACTTACATATTTAGAATGTAAATGGCAATTTGTATTAGAGGTATTAGAAACAAATAAATACCTTAATGATAATATATTAGGTAAGTTTTTTGATAAAGATTTTAAATGAAAGAAGATCTACTAAAACAATTATTAGAATCAGTTTTAGGTAAAAGTAAATCAGCTCGTGGAGGTGAAGAAGCTGTATTTACCTGTCCTTCTTGT